ATGCGATTGCCTGCTTGGCGGTGCGGCGCTGACCTTTCGGTTTCGCCATCCCTTCTTTTCAGCGGAAGCACGCTGAAATTCATCAGCTCAATCGCCAGAGTAGTGAATATCCTCAAAAGAAATAAGAGAGGCATACTCACCAGGAGAAAGGGACGTACCCGAATTCTCCCATCCAGTGGAAATATCCTTAAACCACTGGTGTGATCGAAATTTATTTGGCGACCACTCGGCTAAAAGCTTGTGCAGAATTTCAAATTTCTCATGAAACGCATACTCAATACACAATGACTGCAAGGCCGAACCACGGTTCTCTATCAACGTGTCGACATCTTTGCACACTTTCGCCTCCGGATGACACAGCTCATAGCTGTTCTTCACCCAGTTCAGAGGAATCGCGACATATGTTCCATTCGGTAGTTTCTCGAACCACATCGAACAGAAGTTTTGCAACGCAAATTCCCCAGGTTCAGACTCAATTGTGAATGTTGTTCCACAATCATCTTTAATGAAAAGGACGAAGTCACCTACGTCTTCAATCTCATCCTGTACCGTATCATCCCCCATCGCAATCATGCAGAAGGGGTTAAACAAACGATCATTCCTGATCTCGTAAATGACGCGGTAAAGCACCACGAGTTTACAATTCGTGGAAATGGTGGTAAATCGGCCAGACAACTGAATGCAAGCAAACAGTTTCAGGCAAACCACACCATTGGAGAAGCAGAAACTTCCAAAAAGGATCGCCTCCTCACGTGCCTTCGACAACTTAATCCACTTCTCACGAAGCTTCTTGTCGACAGTGATACACAGCCGCTCGTTTACTTCGCGAACGGCTCTGAGTCCCCAGGCTGGAGCAGTCCAATCGAAACTCTTCGCATCGAAACTTCTCCATATTTTACTGTCGTTGGTGTACTTTCGCACCATACGATCAACTCCCCCTTTCTTGAAGGAGTAACCTGGCTTGCTAGGAATAATCTCACAGTGCTCAATTTCCTTCGTACACACTTCCGTGTACAGGATCCGATCAATGATCTGATCGATGAGACTGATACCCCAAATAAGGCGCCACCGCCTTTCTTCGGCTTTTGATTTCTTCGTAGCCTCACGCTTAATGAACAACCTCACAGGGTCTGACACATAGCGTGTGTCTTCGAGTGTCAACAGCATATCAATGCGCTCTCTCACGATGCACAAGATAGCCTCTACTCCCAGTTGTTCGAACACAACTTTATTGGTTGAGAAACCCATTCTCAAGAAGACTGCTCCCGGTGATTTATCACCGAGATTCGATTTTATATAATCGATGACCCGTAGTATATGCGTATCTTCCGCAAAATCACTACAGATCTCCCACTTGCAAGGAGCGAACACACTCTCCATCACTGAAATCGCACGTTGCAATTCAGGTGGAGGAGGAGTTCGATTCACCATGCTGGACTGACAATTGAACGAATCAATCTCAGCATCTGACGACATTGGTGGTTCTACGAAAAACCCTTGCACGCATCCAGTATCCAAAACTGGCACAAGTTGGGTCACGTAGGGCTGGCTTTCTTTGGGAGCAAGCTGCTCACCTATTTTGAACCAGTCGCAGTGGTTTGGCTCCCGAGCGATTTTTCGAGAGCCCGCCGAAAATCCTGTGACATCGTCGAACCCGAGGTCGCACTCTCTGGTTGAGGTACAAGTTTGGTATTCTCTTTCACAGGAATTTTCACCTCTTGTTGAGGTAGTGGTGTCGGCTTGGGCTTCGTTGCCTCAAGTTTCTCCTTCACCATTGCAGCCACCTTCTTATCCAAAATCTTCTTCTGGTAACTCTGGTGGGCTTCTTTCTTCAGTTGCTTTTTCGCCTCCTGAAGAATCTTATCCATCGACGGATCGGCTTTCGCTTCAACATCCTCCTTACGCTTCTTTTTCGCGCTGGCCACCTTCGTCCACGTGGACTCGGGTTGTTTCGATGGTTTCGGGATTTCCTCTTCTTGATCCTGATGGAAAAACGCATCATGCGCTTTATCCTTACATTCTTCTTGAATGAAGGGAAGTGCGGCATACGGAGATGGGGTGGCATAACCTTCCCAAGTCTGAGCCGTGGCCAAGTCCCGCTTCAGTTGTGCAGCCTCAGCCTCATTCTTAACCTGTTGGTCTCGAATTCTCTGAGCAAGTTCAAGCATATCTTGCTTCTTCTTGTTCTGTGCTTGCACTTCCTGAATCTTCACAGCAGTTTGTGCAACAACCTTCTTTTCGGCTGCTGCCATTTTACTTGCGTCGAAAGCGATTTCTGCCTGCTGGGCACGAAATTTCTCCGCTAACATGCGTTTTTCAAATTTTTCCTCTGCTGCGAGAACAGCTTTCGCCATTCTTTCATGTTCGGTGGCGATATAGAGATTATTCTCAATCATCTTCGCCTCAATTTCCGCAATCTTGCGTTCCTTTGCCTCAAGCTCCTTTTGCAGAGCGAGGTCCGAACCTGCCGTCTCCAGGACTTTCTCCTTGAAAACGGTCGGAGGAACGTATTTACATTCCCCCATATCATGCTCCTCACCACAATCCAAGCACAGATGTTCTAACACATCCGATTCTGCGCTCTCCGCATGGTTCCACAAATTCTCCTTAAGTGGACGATCCATGTTACCCGTATTAAGGGGTTGGACATACGCATCAATCATAGCACGAGTACCGACAATCTTACCTTCTCGGTAATCTTTTTCCTCATCAGCCTCGCGCGCATCTTGTTGATCTTGGCGATCTGCGAAACTCAAACCGATATCATCATCGTAATTTCGCAACTCCTCATATTGTTGCTGAAAGCCTTCAAACTCAGTGTTGGCTTCCATAAAGGAGACTTCCTCATATGTGAGGAGCATAGGCTTACGAGCCCCGACCTGGTAATACACATCACCATTATCATCTGCCCACCTTCTGGTTTTCTCACCAGTACGCAGGTCATCATACATTTCCTTCATCATCTTGAGGAAGTACTTGTCGGAAGACTCATTAACCTTCTTGGCCCCATCCAACAGTTTAACCTGCCGAGAGAGCCACATACAGACCGGGGTCAGGATAAAACCACAATTCACATAAATCGTGTTACCTGACGTCTGGTGGATTCCAACCACCTTCGGCCTATCGCTGAGGTGCGAAGCACCAATCATCACAGGACAACCACTGAAACCTTTCTCAGAGGATGCACCGTAATCCAGCATACAACCACTGATTTCTCCAGTGGTGACCCCCGAGGCCCACATCATGAACAACTCGGAGTTACCCTTAGTCGTACCAATCGTGGACACGGTGGTTCTTTGTCCAGCCACGAGCTCTTTCGGCTCGACTTGTGTCAAATCAAGGGCACCCATCACCTGCGCGGTTAACGGGAGCACACTCACATCGGGAAATGGAGTTGCAATAAATGCATTGAAATTCAACAGACTGGATTTCTCGTGATACGCGTTGATAAACTGATGACGACCCTTCTGCGATTGCAGAGCAATAATAGAACCCAACGGGGCATTCTCAATCACATGCGAAGCGGTACAGATCACATTCTGTAATCTAAAACCCACTCCCATAAAGGCATCATCCACGTAAATTTTCACGAGATAACGCGGAAGAAACTTAAGAGTCTTGTATTCTGACCCCATAATCGCTTGTTCCGGCATTCTCCCCACTGGCATCAGCGGGGGCGGTGTCATGGTAGAATTAGTGATGGTCTTTTCTTTACCATCCTGATCCACTAAATAATGCACCGACTTAACATACCTCCAGTCTTCTTGAACTTCAACCGGGGTAGCTTCAACCCAGAGTCCGAACCACTTCGTGCGGAACAGACAACATCTCTGGATTGAGAACTTCACCGCTTTCGCGATGAA